ACCCAAGTCTTATATAAGAGTTTGTAAGCAAGTGCTTACTTTGATAGGGGGGGAGGGGGTGGTCGTGTGTGTGTAATATTTGTGGGAGCCTCCTAGCCACACGAAAAGCAGTATGTAGCGTTGTACACAAACAAAGATAGAAGATTAAGCTGGAAGACGAATAGGAGTATTCACCCGTGAGGGGTGTGATCCTTTTTAAAGGAGAGCCTCTCGTTTATCTAAGTTAGTGGTGACTGTCAGATCACTACTCCACGCTACCAGCCCCGTTCAAGACTTGTGCTTTACTTGAGAACTACATGGTTCACTACGTTTATCCTACTTGGTCGGCTCAACCGCATAGAGGGGTGGGTGATGCCCCCGTTTGTCTCCACTATACAAGAATCTGATTCTCGTGTAAAGTGTGTACTAACTTTCAAGACGCATGGAGATTGCTTGGTTCGATTCCAAGGGGACGGGGGAAAATCCAAACGGTTAATTGCCGCCCTATTCCGATCAGGCTTATCAGTCTCCAGCCGTGTTGGTGGAAACGGTTTAGCTCCGTGGGGCTTTGGTTTGTTGTTGAATTGAACCCAATCCTGCTTTATGGAAGCCACCAACAACTTCTTCCCACAACTGGATAAAAGATGAACGTAATAGATAGCTTCAAGAAAACAAGGGGTAGGCCAAAGGGTTCTGGCACTATGACCTTGAGGAAGTATGCTGATAACCCTCAAGCACTTACCCTACCTAAGACTGAACAACAACAAGTCAAAGAACTAAAAGACCTGTTAATCAAGAGTGCAGGTGCTAATGTTGTCCACAAGGCAGTTGAGATTGCCATGAATGATGAACACCCTGCTCAAATGGCTGCCATCAAACTTTGTATGGACAGAATGCTTCCCGTTTCCTTGTTTGAGAAAGAAGGGAAACAGAGATCAGCAGTTAACATAACTATTTCTGGTATTGGTGGTGTAGTTATTGGTGAAAACCCTATAGAAGCAGAAGATATAGAAAGCAAAGATGTCTGACCTTAACTTCAGTCTCCTACCTTGGCAACAAGAAGTCTTTGCTGATAAAACAAGGTTCAAAGTCATTGCTGCTGGACGGCGTTGCGGTAAGTCCCGCCTGTCAGCCATCACCCTGTTGATAGAGGGTTTGCAGTGTACTGCTGGTTCTGCTGTACTGTATGTTGCGCCTACCAATGGTCAGGCACGACAGATTATTTGGGATGTATTGATGGAGTTGGGGCGTGAAGTCATTCAGGCCAGCCACATCAATAACATGGACATCACCCTGATAAACGGAGCAAAAATCTATGTCAGAGGCGCAGATCGTCCAGATACTTTGCGAGGAGTGTCTCTCACCTACGCTGTGCTTGACGAGGTTGCGGACATCAAACCCGAAGCATGGGAACAGGTTATTCGTGCGTCTTTGTCTGATAAAAAGGGCAGAGCTATGTTCATCGGCACTCCCAAAGGTCGTAACTTCTTCTATGACATCTTTAAACTTGGAATGTCAGAAGAAGACTCAGATTGGAAGTCGTGGCACTTCACTACCAAAGACAACCCCTTGATAGACCCTAATGAGATTGAGTCTGCCAAGAAAACCCTGAGTTCCTTTGCTTTTAAGCAAGAATACCTTGCCAGTTTTGACAATGCTGGTTCTGACGTTTTTAAAGAAGAATGGATTAAATATGGAGAAGAACCTGAACATGGCTCGTACTACATTGCTGTCGATCTGGCAGGGTTTGAAGAAGTGGCTAGACAAGCTGCCAATTCTAAGAAAAGGCTAGACCAGACTGCCATTGCTGTTGTCAAAGTAACAGAGGACGGCAAATGGTTTGTCAAAGAGATCGTTTATGGGCGGTGGGACATCAGGGAAACTGCGGCTACGATTCTGTTGAAGATGCGGGAATACCGTCCTTTGAGCATTGGAATTGAGCGTGGAGCATTAAAAAACGCAGTTTTGCCGTATTTGAGTGACTTAATGCGTAAAAATAATGTATATTCGCACATAGTTGACTTGACGCACGGCAACAGGAAAAAGACTGACAGGATTATCTGGAGTCTCCAAGGACGGTTTGAGCATGGGCGTATTGTGCTGAACTCTGAGGAAGATTGGGATGAATTCAAAGATCAACTCTTGATGTTTCCAGCCCTTGGTGTTCATGATGACTTGCCTGATGCCCTTTCCTACATTGACCAACTGGCTGTAACCTCATACTTTGTTGATGACCAAGAAGATGAGTGGGAGCCTCTAGATATTATTTCGGGGAATTAAATGGCAAAATTGGGACTTTCTGACGCAAGGTACTTAGAGCAAGATCAGAAGTTAACTGAAGGCTCAGTCAAGGGCAAAGGTTTCTTTGGAGGAATCCCAACCCAAGATGGAAGTACGATGACTGAGTATTCATCGGCATTTGAAGTCGGCGGCAAGACTGTTTCATATCCTTTAGTTGTGCCAACATTGACTGCTGATGAATTAAATCTATTACGCTCAACAGGTCAAGTAACGCCTGAGATAGAACAGAAGGCGCAACAATATGCTTTATCGAGGTTAGCAGAAGGTAAGAATCCATTTGCTAGTCCTCAAGAATTAAGATTCCCATTGCCAGAAGGTTTTGATCCTAAGATTTTTGCGCCTGTTGTAAGCTCTATTCCTGCAAACCCAATGTATAAAGAACCATTTGCTGATACTACAAGGTAACAATATGGCAACAGATAAACAAGTTAAGCTAGAACAAAACGAATTTTATGAGCCTACTGAGGCTGATAAAGAACTGACCGACTTCATCACTAGCCACTGCGATAAGTGGCGTGACTACAGAGACACTAACTTCCTGCCCTCCTACCTAGAGTACGAGCGCATCTTCCGTGGTCAATGGGCATCTGAAGACAAGACAAGGGAATCAGAGCGTAGTCGCATTGTGACCCCTGCGACTCAGCAAGCAGTTGAGACTCGTCACGCTGAGATCATGGAAGCTATCTTTGGTCAAGGTGACTTCTTTGACATTGAAGACAACATCCAAGATGTAAACGGCAACCCCATTGATATTGAGATAATTAAGGCTCAACTCACTGAGGATTTCAAGAAAGACAAAATCAGAAAAGCTATCGACCAGATCGAATTGATGGCTGAAATCTATGGCACAGGCATTGGCGAGATTGTTGTCAAGACTGAAACTGAGTATGTTCCCTCGACTCGACCTATTCCTAATCAGCAGGGTCAGGCAGCTATTGGCGTGATGGAGCGAGACAGGATTTCTGTCAAGATCATGCCTGTCAACCCAAAGAACTTTCTATTCGACCCGAATGGTACTTCCATTGACGATTGTATGGGCGTGGCTATTGAAAAATACGTTTCAATTCATAAGGTTGTGCAAGGTATTGAACGTGGAATCTACCGTAAGGTGGACATTGGTACTGCCAGTGAAGACACCGACCTTGAGCCTACCCAAGAGGTATCACAGTATCAGGATGAAAAGGTTCTTTTATTGACTTACTACGGGTTAGTTCCCCGTGAGTTTCTTGAGAACATGAAAGAGAACAAGGATATTGTTGAATTGTTCCCTGAAAACTCAGCGGCAGAAGACTACACCGACATGGTTGAGGCCATTGTCGTGATTGCCAATGATGGAATGCTTTTAAAGGCTGAAGAAAATCCATACATGATGAAAGACAGGCCAGTTCTGTCTTACCAAGACGATACTGTGCCAAATCGCTTGCTTGGTCGTGGTACGGTGGAAAAAGCATTCAATATGCAAAAGGCTATTGACGCCCAGACCCGCAGCCACTTGGATTCACTGGCACTGAGTACCTCTCCCATGATGGCGATGGATGCAACTCGCTTGCCCCGTGGTATGAAGTTTGAGGTAAAGCCCGGAAAAGCTATTCTGGTCAATGGTTCTCCTAGCGAGATTTTGTATCCGTTTAAGTTTGGACAGACTGACCCGAACAACCTTGCAACTGCCAAAGACTTTGAGCGAATGTTGCTACAAGCGACAGGAACTCTAGACTCTAACGGCATGATTTCTCAATCTAGTCGTGATGGTGGCGGTATGTCGATGGCGGTTGCCTCCATCATCAAGAAATACAAGCGTACATTGGTCAATTTCCAAGAAGATTTCCTGATTCCGTTCATCAAAAAAGCGGCTTTTCGCTTCATGCAATTTGATCCAGAGCGTTATCCCTCTGTTGACATGAATTTCATCCCTACTGCAACCCTTGGCATCATTGCTAGAGAGTACGAACAGCAGCAATTCATCAGTTTGTTGCAGACTCTTGGCCCACAAACCCCTGTTTTGCCGATTATTCTCAAAGGAATTGTGGCTAACTCTAGTTTGAGTAACAGATTTGAGATGATGGCGGCGTTGGATCAGATGATGCAGCCTGATCCACAAGCTCAACAGATGCAGCAAGCTCAACAACAGTTGGCTATGCAAGCGGCACAGGCTCAAATTGCTGTAAACACTACTGCGGCAGAGCAAAACAGGGCTGAAGCACAGAAATTGATGGTTGAGACTCAGTTAATGCCTCAAGAAGTGCAAGCAAAGATGACTGCAAGCCTGACAAAGAATCTTCCAAATCAGGATGATTTGTCTTCTAAGGAGTTTGACAAGCGGGTTAAGATTGCTGAATTGATGTTGAAAGAGTCTGATATTAAGAATAAGTCTAAGATTGTCGAGTTACAGATGGCTGACAAAATAAATGCTCAGTCTCAGGTAAAACAAGACTTTCTTGAAAAACTGACCAATGGGCTAAAGAATGGCTAACATTAGGGAACTAATCCAAAGCATTGAGGCAAATGACTCATCTTTTGATGAGAAGTTAGACGCTATCAATAAGATGGAAGAAACCTTGGTGGCTATGCGCCAGCAAGAAGAACAAGCCATTCAAGACAATGTTGACTTGATTGTTGAAGCCATCAAAGTGATGGAAAACAAAGTCACCGCACAACTAGAAGTTGCCAAATCCATAGTCCCTGAAAAGGGGGATAAAGGCGACAAGGGTGATAGGGGTTTAGATGGTCGTCAAGGTGTAGATGGTAAGAATGGATTAGATGGTCGAGATGGTAAAGACGGTATAGATGGCAAGGATGGTGTATCTGTAACGGACGCCAAAATTGACTTTGATGGTTCTTTGGTCATTACTTTGTCAACAGGTCAAGAGATTAATGTTGGTGAGGTGGTTGCGCCTGAGTTAGCAGAGAAGATCAAAGTTATCAGCACCATGTCTACCAATGGGGCTATTACTGTAAAGGAAGAAGGAACATCACTTACCAGTGGTGTTAAGAGCATTAATTTTGTTGGTACAGGTATTACGGCAACAACATCAGGCGATGATGTAACAGTCACAGTAGCGGGTGGTGGAGGTAGTGGAACAGTAACAAGTGTAGCGGCAACAGTCCCATCATTCTTGTCTGTTGCTGGTTCACCAATTACTACAAGCGGCACATTGGCAATTACCTTGTCAGGTACTGCGCTACCAGAAGCTAATGGTGGTACTGGTGCAACCTCATTGGCTGGCGCATCTATTGCCACCTACACGGGTACTGAGACATTAACAAACAAACGTATTGACCCAAGAGTTGTATCTGCCGCATCTGCGTCATCTTTAACCCCAAGCGTTGCAACTGCTGATATTTACGCCTACACAGCGTTGGCGACAGGACTCACCATCAATATACCAGTTGGAACACCTCTTGATGGTGACAAGTTAATTTTTAGGTTATTGGATAACGGCACAAGCAGAGCATTAACTTGGGATACAACTTCAACAGGGTACACAGTCATTGGTGTAACCTTGCCAACAGCAACAACCGTCAGCAAAACAACGTATGTAGGTTGTATTTACAATGCTAACAATACACGTTGGGATGTGATTGCAGTAACCACACAGGCATGACCATGAAGATTGACTTTTCTTTTTCATCGCAGTACGGCACATTTTCAGATGCTTTGCATTTGCCTGACGATCATGCGTTTACAGATGCTGAGATTGAAGCAATGAAACAGCAGAGGTTTGATAACTGGATTGCTGTAATTACTGCGCCTCCTACTGAGGAGGTCTAATGGCTGATCGCTATTGGATTCTTGGCACAGGTACTTGGAGTAGCACCAACACGGCTAACTGGTCTGCTACATCAGGTGGGGCTGGAGGAGCATCTGTCCCAACTGCGTCAGATAACGTATTCTTTGATGCAAACTCAAACGTAGGAACTGGTGCATTTACAGTCACTATGGCAAATTCGCCAAGGGTCTGTAATGACTTTACAGCGTCAGGGCTTGATGGAACGATGACGCTTGCGGGTACAAGTATTGGCTTGACAGTATCAGGCAGTCTCACATTTCAAGCCACAAACTTTAACCGTACTTATACAGGCACTACCACATTTAACGCTACAACAACTGGTAAAACTGTAACTACTAATGGCGTTACTTTTGGCGGAAGCGCAGTTACATTTGATGGTGTAGGCGGTGAATGGACTCTTGGTAGTGCTTTAACTTGTGGAGCAATTACTGTAACAAATGGAACTTTTAGTACTTCAGCAAGTAATTATGCAATAACTGCTACTCTTTTTTCTTCTAGTAATTCAAACGCAAGAACAATAAATTTAAACGCCTCTACTATTTCTTTGTCTAACTCTAACTTTCTTTTATTTACTACATCAACAAACCTTACATTAAATGCAGGAACATCAACAATAAATGGTTCTAATGCAAGTGCAACATTTGATGGTGGTGGGTTAACTTATTACAACGTAGCATTTACATCTACGGCTCTTGCCTCACCATCAATAACAGGCGCTAACACATTCAATAATCTATCCATAACAGGTAGAACCACTGTTGGTATTGGCGTATTAAGTCTTAGCGCAAACCAAACAATCAACGGTACACTTACAGTAAGTGCTGGTACTGCTTCTGCATACCGAATGCAGATTTCTTCTAACACTGTTGGCACTACTCGCACATTAACTTGTGCGGCTATTGCTTCAACTACTGATGTTGATTTTAGAGACATCACAATAGCAGGGGCACACGGTACGTTATCAGGAACTCGACTAGGTGATTGCAAAGGCAATAGTGGTATTACTTTTGATGCGGCTAAAACTGTGTTTTATCGTCAAACTGGTTCTGCCAACTGGGGTGCTACAGGCTCAGGCTCTTGGTCTGCTACATCTGGTGGTTCATTAGACGCAACCATGTTTCCTTTAGCGCAAGATACCGCTGTATTCCCTGCGGCTACATATCCTGCATCTGGCTCAACGACAACCATAAATGCCAGCTACAACATTGGCACAATAGATATGTCGTTAAGAACGTCAAACACTATGACGTTAGCAACGAGTTCAACTTCGCCAGCAATATATGGTAATTGGATTAACGGCACTGGCCTTTCGTTTTCTGGTACTGGAGCAATAACTGTTATAGGACGTACTACACAACAAATCACAAGTGCTGGTAGATCGTTTACACAAACTTTTTCGCCTATTGAAGGTGGAACAACAATACTACAACTTCAAGATGCTTTTACAACAACAGGCAGTGTAGGATTAGGAGGTGCAACATTAGACCTTCAATCTTACACATTAAGCACAAGTACTTTTGCTTCTTCAACCTCAGCAACAAGAACCCTTGCTTTTGGCACAGGTCAAATATCTTGTACTGGTACAGGCACTGTGTGGAATACGGCAACAACCACAGGACTGACCACAACAGGCACTCAGGTAGTTAACGTAACAAGTACAGGTTCTACTGCTATTGGTGTAACTACCGGCCCTTTGTCAGAAGCAAACTCCATTAGTTTTAACTTTACTGGTGGTACTTATGCGCTAACGTTTTTAGGGAGTTCAGGTCATTCTGCAAGAAATGTTGACTTTACTGGTTATGCTGGCACATTGGGAGCAACATCGTCAGTTTTTATATATGGAAACTTTAAAGTTTCTTCTGGAATGACGCTTACTGCTAGTGGAAGCACTATGACGTTTGGTGCTACAAGCGGTACTCAGCAAATAACCACAAACACAAAAACATTAGA